ATGTAGGCACAGCTGTTTCTTATTTATTAAGGGCAGGTAAAAAAGATGGAAACCCAGCAGATCAAGATATACAAAAGGCAATAAATCACTTACAGTTTGAGCTTGACAGATTATGTTCAGAAAGAAAAATATTAACTGGATCAATAGCAGAATGACTTTATATAAATGCGAATGTTGTAAGCAAGAGAAAGAAATACTAAAAGCTACAATAGTATATAGAGATGGTAAGTGGGTAACTAAACAGGCTTTGTGTGAGTGTGGTAAATATATGAATAGCAAACCCAAAGAAGGAATGCCAAGTTTAAAAAGAACAGAGGCATCTTTAAGTAAAAAGAAAAGAGGGGATATGCTTTGGGATAGTGCTAAAGAAAAGCTGTGTGGAGAACGTGGAATAAACGAACCTTTTAAATAATGAGTAAGCGAAGATCAAGAACATACTTAAAAGCACTAACGAGTAAAGCTGTAAAATATTACTTTAAAAACTCAGATGTTACAATGAAGTCCATAGCTGAAAAGTTTAGAATAAATCAAGAGATGTTAAGTGCTGGAATAAGTAAGGAATTAAAAAAGAGATTTAACAATAGTTTAGCAAGAAAGTATTAATGAATTTTGTAGTAAATACAACACAAGATAAGCAAACGCTATTTAATTATTTGAAAAAATTAGGTAGTGACTATATAGTAAAGGTAAAAAAACAAAGAAACAATAGATCAAATATGCAGAACAATTATTACTGGGCATGTATAGTACAACCATTAGCAAATGAGTTAGGGTATTTTCCAGATGAAATGCACGATACACTCAAAGTAAAGTTTGCTAGTGAATGGCAAAGCGTAGAGATAAACGAAAAGCAAATAGGGCTTCAAACAGTAAATAGCACAGCAAGAATGAATACAAAAGAGTTTGAGATATATGCAGATCAAATACGTATATGGGCTTTAACAGAATTAGGAATAAGATTAATGCTGCCAAATGAATATGAGTAATTTCTATTATATAATAACAACTTGATTAATCAAATTTTTTCAAAATGAATACACACGGTGGTAAAAGAGCAGGGGCAGGTAGAAAAGCAAAAGCTGAGGAGCAAAAACTAATAGAGAATCTAACACCTATGAATGACATAGCGTTAGAATCACTAAAAAAAGGATTAGAAAAGAAAGAACAATGGGCAGTCAAATTATTTTTTGAATACTTTTATGGTAAACCACAACAAAGGGTTGATGTTACAACTAATGATGACAGCATCAATATGCCTTTGATAAACTTTGTAAAAACTGAATCTTAACGAAAAATATAATCCTTTATTTGAATCTGATGCTCGTTATTTTATAATAACAGGTGGTAGAGGTTCTGGAAAGTCATTTGCTGTAACTGTGTTTCTTACGTTGCTTACAATGTCAAAAAACATACGCATATTGTTTACAAGATACACAATGGTATCAGCACACTTGTCTATTATTCCTGAGTTCTTAGAAAAGATAAGCCTACTTGGTTTTGACAATATATTTAGCGTAAATAAAGCTGAGGTTGTAAACCTAGGCAATAAATCAGATATACTATTTAGAGGTATAAAAACATCTGCTGGTAACCAGACAGCAAGTTTAAAATCATTACAGGGTATAAGCACTTGGGTATTAGATGAAGCTGAAGAGTTAATAGATGAGGATATATTTGATACTATTGATTTAAGTATTAGAGAGAAAGGTGTGCAGAATAGAATTATACTTATACTAAACCCAGTTACTAAAGAGCATTGGATATACAATAGATTTTTTCAAGACAAAGGCGTAGAAGCTGGTTTTAATGGAGTTAGAGACAATGTATGCTACATCCACAGTACATACCTAGACAACAAGGAAAACCTTTCAGACAGCTTTATACAGCGTGTAGAAACAATTAAGCACAGAAACTTTAAAAAATACCAACATAGAATACTTGGCTCTTGGCTTGATCGTGCAGATGGCGTAGTGTTTACTAATTGGACATTTGGAGAATTTAATCCTGATGGCTTACAAACATCTTGTGGTATGGACTTTGGTTTTAGCATTGATCCAGATAGCTTAACAGAAGTTGCTATTGATAAGTCAAAGCGTAAGCTATATTTAAAAGAGCATATCTATCAGAATGGATTAAAATCTAATCAGCTTGCTGAGATTATATTAAGCAAAGTAGGCAATAAGTTAATCATTGCTGATTCAGCAGAGCCAAGATTGATTGCAGATTTAAAGCATTTAGGCGTAAACATAAAGCCAGTTAAAAAAGGAACTATTGAAAGTGGTATAACTAGAATGCAAGATTATGAATTAGTAGTTAGTCCAGAATCAACAAACATAGCTAAAGAATTAAACAACTATGTGTACGCAGACAAAGGATCAAAACTCTATGTAGATAATTATAATCACGCTATTGATGGTGTAAGATATAATGTTATTTACCACTTAGATAATCCAAATGCAGGAAGGTATTTTGTACAATAAACTAAAATATTAACTTTTCTATTATATATTAGATGAAGGTAAAGATTAAGAAGAAGGGCAAGACAAAGCAGTTTAAATTAATTAGCAAATGGAGTGATGTCACTCTTGAAAAGTGGGTAAAGCTAATTGATTATCATAATGGCACAAAGAGTAGTGAAGCGTTAAATATAATTGCAGAACTGTCTAACATTCCTAAGAAGTTGATAAAGGAATTAGAATTAAAAGATGTTGCTGTAATTTTAAGTGCCATAGCAAAACTGCAAAAAAAACAAGATAGTTCTTTAAAAAAGATAATTGAAATAGAGGGTAAAAAATTTGGGTTTCATCCTAATTTAGAGGAGATAACACTTGGGGAATGGAGTGACTTAGAAACAATGTTTACAAATGGAATGGAAAGTAATCTACCAGAGATAATGTCAATATTGTATAGACCTATAACAGATGAAACATCAAATGGAATATATACTATTGCAGCGTATGATGGTAATATTTCTATACGAGCCGAACAGATGAAAAAGATGTCAGCAGATCAAGTGCAAAGTGCATTGGTTTTTTTTTGGACTTTAGGCAAAGAATTTACAAAGATTTTGCCATCATATTTGATGGATCGCATGAAGGAAATGAAACTGCAATTGCAACAGAATCATTTGCAGAAAAATGGGGGTACTTCGGAATAATGTATAGATTGTGCAACGCAGATATTTCAAAATTAGAACAAATAACAAAACTTAACTTATTAGAGGCATTTACTTGGTTAAGTTATGAAACAGATTTAGAATCGCAAAATAAAGTTAAACATGGCAGTCAACAATAAGACATACAATAACGTAACAAATACTTTAATTAGATTGGCACAGTATCATGATCAAATATCTACTGTTTCTGTTGGAGATATATTTGACATCAACTTAGAGAAAATGGAAAAGTTTCCATTATTACACATCAACCCAGTAAATGTAACAACAGGAGATTCTGAGTTAGTATATAACTATCAGATATTTATTATGGATATGGTAAGTGAGAAAAGCGACTGGCAAACTAAACAGCATGCTGATTTGACTAAGCTAGTTGATATGAAAAACAATGAGCAAGAAGTATTTAACCAATGCCTAGAAATATGCACAGATTTTATTGGTATGCTTAGGCATAGTTCAAGACAATCATTAGAAGGAGTAAATGATATTAACAAGCCTTTATATTTTACACAAGACCAGTTTACAATAGAGCCATTCCAAGAACGGTTTGATAATCTATGTTGTGGTTGGGTTTTTACAATAGGCGTAAAAGTTATGAATGACTTTAGTACTTGTAATATACCTGTAACAGATGCAGGTGCTGGGTACTAATGTTAAAGTTTAAAATATGGAAAATAGAGATACAGATAATACCACCAAAAATAACAATCAAGCTATGAGCTATGAAGATATAATAGAAAAGCTAGAATCTATTAGCATAAGATTTCAATCATATACTGATTACCCACAGTCAGCAACTAATAATGCAAAGCGAGCTAGAAAATGGAAAGAGGAGAATGGCAGTGATTGTGGCACAAGAGTAGGATGGACAAGATCAGCACAATTAGCAGATAGAAAGCCAATAAGTAGAGATACAATAGCAAGAATGGCATCTTTTAAAAGACATCAACAAAATAAAGATGTGCCTTACTCTGAAGGATGTGGTGGTTTAATGTGGGATGCTTGGGGTGGCACATCTGGTATTGAATGGGCGATAAGAAAACTAAAACAAATAGACAGTCAATAATTAAATAAAAATGGAGATATTTGAATTAATAGAAAGATATGGAGTGACCTTAGTTTTGTTAGTGGGTTGCTTTTATGCTTTGTATCAATTCTTTTTTTTTAGTGTAAGAGAGGTAAAAAGCACTTTTGAAAAGCACCATGAGAAAAATGCTGATAACATGAGTGAAATAAAAGAAAAAATAAATAAAATATTAGAATTAATAAAAAATAAATAAATATGGCAGATTTAGTAGTAACAATTTCCGAAAGTGTAACAGTCAATGGTGCATTAAGAGGATCAACGAATAACTTAACAGTGACAGGAATTACAGATACATTTGAAAGAGTAGTGACTTGTCCTCATTCAGCTACAACAACAATAGCAACATTTTCATCTAATGTATATGATAGTGCTGGTGCAATTGATACTGAAAACGTAAAGTACATTAGGGTAAGTAATTTATCTACAACACATGATATGTATATTGGTGTGGCTGCAACTTCTTATGCTTATAGTATGTTGATTCCAGCAGGGGTATCTCATATAATAGGACAGGGATCAACTATTATGGTAACTGGAGAGGGTGCAGTACCTATATATGAAGCTTTAAAAGATCTTACAAAAATTGAGATTAGACCATTTTCAGAAAATGATGTAGATGCAGAAATATTTGTTGCTTCATCATAATGAAAACTAAAAATATAGAAAGATACTTAGAAAGTTTTGGAAAATACGTAATTAAACAATCCAGAACTAATTTAAGTAAAGCTAAGAAAAACGTAAACAAAGATTTATATAACTCTTTAAAATTTACAGTTAAAAAAAAGAAAAATGGTTTTTCAGTCAATTTTTTTATGGCAGATTATGGTACGTTTGTAGACAAGGGTGTTTCGGGCGACAAGCAGCCACAATCTTATAAAGATTATAAAGGCAAAACAAAATCTAGTCCTTATCAGTACACCACAAAACAACCACCAAGTAAGGCGTTAGATAAATGGATAGTTAGAAGGGGTATTGCACCAAGAGATGAGCAGGGTAGGTTTATTTCAAGAAAAAGCATAGCATTTTTAATAGCTAGAAGTATTAAGAAAAAAGGAATAAAAAGCACGAGTTTTTTCCAACGGCCTTTAGAGTTAGGTCTTAAAAGATTTGGAAAAGAACTTTTAATAAATGTAAGAAAAGATGTAGTTAATATTTTAAGACAATCAATTAACTAATATAAAATAAAATAAATGGCAGCAAATTCAGTAATAGAACAACAACCTTTATACAATGTAATTCCAGTTGGGCAAGAGGTTATATTTGTAGTATCTAATCAGACAGCAGTAGCTAATCAATTCAAGGTTAAATTTATCTGTGAAGTACATATAAGTAGCACTACACATCCTGTTGTAGGCACAGCAAATGATTTAATAGGAACTTTTAAAACAACACCAAATAATGCAGGAGTTGGAATTTTTGATTTACGAAATATAATAGAAAGCTATGTTAAAGCAGACAATATGGCTGCTAATGGTAGTGCATTTAAAACTACAACAACAAGTGATGACCAAAGACATCCTATGCATTTAATAGATAAGTTTTCTTTAAACAACAATGCTGCATCTTATTTAGCTTTGCAATTTAAAGTAGAATACTTAGGCGCTACTGATAGTTCAGGTAATCAAGATGACAACATAGTAAGAACGCAGGCTGGCACTGCTGTCAACTCTAATGTATTTGAAATTTTTAATGGCTATTTAAAGTATGATGATATTCTAAATATAGGAACAGGTGCTAATGCCTCTAATTTTGGATATGACATTACAAAGTTTGAAAACACTAATGGAAGTACAGGGCAATTTTTAACTAATGCTCCATTAACTCAATATGCTAATCAAGAGGACTACGGTACTTTTGCATATCTTACAGAAACTAATGTG